GCTGATGACGGAGTTACGCTTATGCTCGATAGAACTGTGAAGGTGAAGCCGTACGGTGATTCGGGACGCCAGTCGCGCAGAAATTGGACGTAGTTAACCCCGTAGGCGGCTTCGGGGATGGTGAAGGTGACAGTCACCTTTGTTTCCCTTGTAGGCACAGTGCCCGTGGTCAGAACGATATTTGTGCTACCCTCGCCGATCGGCGTTTTGCTCCACAAAACCTTATATGGCCCATCCACATTGCGTTGGCCGCCGTCTATCATTATTGATGCCGTAGAGCCGACCTCGCCTGAATTGCCGATTGCTCCACTAACTGTGGAGGAACACCCGCCCTCGCCTCAGCCATCGGCTGTGACTGCGGCCGGCAGCAACATCAGGGCAACCAATAAGAGCAGGCAGAGATAACCTATAAATTTCATGACCTAGATTTTATACTCCCCCGCCTTAGCCTTGTCAAGTTTAAAGCTGTTCTCTCGAACTCCCTCTCCCTTGATGGAAGAGAGCTGGGGTGAGAGTGAATTTTAAATCCTAAATCATAAGCACCAAATACTAAACAAATTCAAAATACCAAATTCCAATGACCGAAACACTTAAAAACTGTCATTCTGAGGAGCTAAGCGACGAAGAATCTGGGATCCTTCCCCTTCCCCTTCCCTTCGTTCAGGGTCAGGGTCAGGGTCAGGGTCAGGGTCAGGATGACAGGAGGCAAGGGCGACTGTTTGAGATTTAGGGTTTAGAATTTAGAATTTCCCCTTGGGCGATGGTGAAAAAGCGACAAAATCGCCTTGAATAAATAGAACATTAGTGCTAGTATTTGTCCGTTATGGTTGGCAGCGAGCTTGATTTATTGCCTGAGGAAATCGACTGGCGGGATGAGGGGTGCGAGGTCTTTCCCTCGTGTCTGAGCTGTCCCCTGCCCAGATGTGTTGAGGAGCAGCCAAGAGGGCAGCAGAGGTTGAAAATGTCAGCGCGGCGCAGGCGGATGGCAGAGCTCAGGCGGAGAGGCAAAAGCGTTAAGGAGATCGCCGACCTTTTCGGTGTCAGCCAGAGAACTGTACAGCGAGCGTTAAAAAATCAAAAATCAAAAGTTAAAAAGCAAAATGACACGGCAAAAATCAAAAATTTCGAGGTTTGATTTTTGATGTTTAACTTGAATTCTCTATCCCAGCTCGACCGCACCAGGTTGTCCGACTACAAGTCAAACCTGGACTTCTATAACGGTGAGCAGTGGCCGGAGAAGTCAAAGAACCGCCAGCTCGTCTTTAACTATGCCAAAATAGCCATCGATAAGCTCACCAGCTATCTCACGGAAGGCCTGAACTTCGCCTGTGAGCCGGTGGAGAACACAGACAAGTCCAAAGAGCTGGCCAGGGCAGCCGAAGCCGTCGTCTACCAGGTCTACGCCCAAAATAACCTGCAGGAGCTGGACTACGAGACCGAGGTTGACGCCGCCATACTGGGAGACGGCTGCTATAAGGTCACCTGGGACGCCACAGAGAAGCGCATCAGGGTAACCAGCCCCGATGTCCACGGGCTCTACGCCTGGTGGCTGGGAGACGACCTGTCCAAGGTATGGCGAATCGCCAGCCGGTACACGCTGACCAAGGACGAGGTAAACCTTCTCTACAAAAAGACCATAACCAAGAACTCAGCCACCATCACCGAAGTTTGGACGGATAAGGAGTTCACGCTTTATCTGGACAACGATACCTTAGAGACCAAGCCCAACCCCTATGGCTTTATACCCTTTGTTATCTTCCCCAATGTCAGGCAGCCGAAGCACTTCTGGGGCACTTCGGATATACCGTCACTCAAGCAGGCGCAGAGAGAGCTTAATAGGGCGCTATCGCAGCTCTCACGCATACTGGAGGTCTCCGGCAATCCCATAGCCGTCTTAGAGGGCGTGGAATCAGCCGAGGAAATAAAAGTCGCCCCGGGCCAGGTGTGGACTATACCCGAGGAATCGAAAGCCTACCTGTTAGACCTGTTAGCCGGCGGCGGCATCAGGCTGCACGTGGACTATATATACATGATTTACCGCTGCCTCCACGATATCTCAGAGTCCCCCAGGGCAGCCTACGGCGGCATCGAAAGAGAGCTGTCAGGCGTCGCCCTCGAGGTGGAGCTGCAGTCATTACTTCAGAAAGTCAGGCGCAAGAGAACCATCAGGACGGCAGCCTATATCAAGCGCTGCCAGATGATTCTAGCTTTACATAAGCAATTCACCAGGCAAGACCTGACCGGTGTAAACCTTCGCATCATCTGGGGGGCAGTGCTGCCCCAGGACAGAGCCAGGCTGGCTCAGAATGAGCAGCTTCTCGTTCAGTCAGGCGTTCACTCCAGGAGAACGGCTATGGATGAGCTGGGCATCAGAGACCCCGAGGCGGAGCTGGCCAGATGGTTAGAAGAGAGAGGCAAAATCCTGGAAATGAATCAGCAGTACAGTGCGCAGTCCACCCGCGGCGGCGCGAGAGAGAGAAATGTGGCCGCCGAAATGGAGACCGAGCCTTTGACTGAATAAACGCCAAAAAGGAGAGTAAATTGGCAGATGAAACCAAAACCGTAAACAACACCCCAACCGCAGAGGACTACCAGGCGCTCAAAACCGAGCTTGAGGCTGAGCGGAAAAAGACAGCTACCCAGGTGGCGGAAGCTACTAAGGGTCTTCAGGCTAAGGTAACCAGCCTCGAGGCAGAGGTAGGCGCCAAGACCCAGGACATAGAAGCCATGAAAGGGCAGCTAGTCGAAGCCTCGACCAACTTCGAAGGCGCTAAGGCAGCCTATGCCTACGCAGTAGAGGACTTTAAGAGGCTGGCAGCAGCTTCCAACCCCCTAATCCCTCAGGAAGCCATCTACGGCACCACCATCGAGGAAATCAAGGCGTCTATGGGCAGAGCCAACAAGCTGGTGGCAAATGTCCAGGAGTCCCTGTCCAAGCAGGCGCAGGCCGCCTCAGTCCCGGCAGGAGCACCAGCCCGCACAGAGCCCAGCACCGAAGGACTGAGCACCAAAGAAAAAATAAACCTCGGCTTAGAAAAAGCCAGGAAGAAAAAGGAGCAATAAACTATGGCAATATCATTAGCAGAAGCAGCCAAACTTAGCAATGATGTCCTGTTGCAGGGCATCATCGAGACCATACTGAAGGATTCACCAGTCCTTCAGGCTATACCGTTCATCGACATTATCGGCAACGGTCTCACCTATAACAGGGAGAAGACGCTCCCCACCGCCGAGTGGCATGCCGTCAATGCCGACTGGTCGACATCACCCACGCCTGACTTCGACCAGCTCACCGCCACCCTGGCCATACTGGGGCAGAACGCCGATGTAGACAACTTCATCAAGCAGACCCGCTCCAATGTCCAGGATATCGAGGCAGCCATCATCGAGCTGACTGCCAAAGCGCTCAGGCATGAGTTCGAGAAGCAGTTCATTTACGGCTCGACCGCAAACTACATCGGCATCACCGGAGACGCCAATACCTTTAATGGTCTGATAAAGCTCATAGCCACCGGCTCAGCCAGCGACCAGGTAATCGCCATGGGCGCTACCGGAGCCACGCTTACCCTGGCAAAGCTCGATGAGCTAATAGATGCAGTCAGAGGCGGCAAGCCCGATTTGCTGCTGATGAGCCGCAGAAGCCGCCGAAAGGTCACCGCGCTGGTGAGAGCTTCAGGCGCTTACATGGAAACCGTCAAAGGGCAGTTTGGAGAGTTCATTCAGCTTTACAACGGCGTACCCATCGGCGTCAATGACTGGATACTGGATACTCATACCCTTGTCAGCAGCGTGGAGACAGCCATCACCGGCGGAGCTAACTCCACCATCTACGCCCTGCGGTTCGGCGAGGGAGCTGTCTGCGGTGCTACCAACGGAGGCATACAGGCAGAGCCCATAGGCGCTATGGAAGGCAAGGACGGCTCCAGAACCCGGGTGAAGTGGTACGTCTCGCTCGTAGACTTCTGTGTCAAGACGAGAGCCGCTTTAATCGGAGTCCAGGACTAAGGGGGGTGTAATCCAGGCAGAGGGATTCACCTCACCCTCAGCAAGCCTGGGAAAATTGTATTGCGGTGGGGTAAAGCGCACCGATAACAGGGTGGACGGCTTCGCCCCACCGCCTACAAACCAAATCCCCTCTCCCCTGGTGGGAGAGGGTCAGGGTGAGGGGGTAAAAAGAAGGAGCGAAGCAAAAATGGACTTGAGCACCATGAGAACACTGGTAAGGCGAGACCTCAAAGATGAGGATAACTCGAGCTATCGCTGGCAGGACAACGAGATTGACCGAGCCATCAGTAGAGCCGTAGCCGAGCTGTCACGCTATGTCCCCAGGGAGATGAAGGCTACCATCGCCACCACAGACGGCAGCAGAGAGATTTCTATGTCTAGCCTCACTGGCTGGATAGCCGTTTACATGGTGGAGTTCCCCGTGGGAGATTCCCCGCGGAGCTTTCAGAGGTTTGATGTCTTTTCAGATACTATCATCTTGAAAGGTGATGCGGAAGGGGACGGTAACAACTGCTATGTCTATTGGGGTAAGGTTCACACCCTGGACGGCAGCACGTCAACCATCCCCAGCTACTTAGAGGACGTCTTAGCCCTGGGAACTGCTGCTTATGCCGTGCTAGCCCAGACGCAGTATAGGACGGATACCACCGGCTTTGGTGGTGACCAGGCAGACAGAGATTATCAAAGCTGGGGTAATGCCATGCTCAAGGAGTTCAAATCTCAGCTCAAGCGCTTCGGCAGAGGTCGAAAGCTCAAAATAAGCCAGCTTTACGAAGGGAGCAACACTGAATAGCCCCCTGTCATTCTGAGCGCAGCGAAGAATCTCATAAGGAAGGAGCGAATTATGACAAA